AATGTTACCACTAGGTGTTGTAAGAATCTCTACTTCACCAAGAAGATTATCACCATCCCACCACATTCTTTTTACATTATGACTTACATTTTTCAAATTAACGACGGTGCTTTCAGGATGGTCCAATTCGCCCATTGCTCTCTTTTGCTTTACAAAGTTTTCATCATACTTGGACACTTCTCTTTCAAGAACATCATCAGGATAGATACGGCCATTTTGATTTTCGCTGCTCTTTCTCTGGAGAATACCACGAACAATAACCTTACCATCTGGTCCATCTAATTGAACTTCATTGAGAGGTCCACGTATCGCTTCAAATTTTATACAATTGATTAAAAGTTTTCGGTCCATATTATTTTCCTAATTCCTTCGATAAACTTTTTGGTTTGGCTAGAGGAGCTGGTGCAGCTGGCCCAGTTCCTGTCGTTGGAGTTTCTGGTTTAGCTTCTGGCTTTGCTTCTGGAGCAGGAGCAGGAGCAGTAGGTTCAACAATTTGAATCATATAATTTTTATCGACAAAATAAGGCTTTCCACCCTCATCTTTAAGAACTATATCCGTTCCATCAAACTGAACACTTGATACTTCTACAACATAATTTTTAAGATAAATATTGGTTTTTACGCCCTTTCTAGCACGCATGCTTACTTTCTTTCCAATAAGCTTCTTACTCAATAATGCTTCAAATGCAGATTTTACCTGTTGTGTCTTTGTTGTATACAGATAAAATTCCTTTCGAATATCAAAGTTTGTATTCTCATTCAATTGAACTTTTTCATCGACATTACCAATTTTTCCGACAGGAGTATATCCTGCAGATCTCTGCACTTTATCCTTTACTTTTCCAGCGAAAAATTTTGTTGCTGGAGCAGCTACACCACCTGTAGCAGATACTTCATCAATGACTTTTTCTGGTTTTCCTTCGCCGGCACGACAAGCCGGACATGTCCAGTTTGGAACATAACCACGTTGATCGCATGGAACAAGACGTTTGCACTTATCACAAATTCGTTGTGCTTCGCCAGCACTACCCAACTCATCGATGACTTCATCAATTATAGGCTTTAATAATTCTTTAAACTCATTTATTTTCATTGTTAGGTACTTTTGTTCGTATTTCTTTGATGAGTTCGTGAGAAAGCAATAATATACTTACATGGTTATCCTTGACACCCTTGGAAAAATCTAGTGTTTTCATTTGATGTAGAGCCTCATTTAATTTAATTGTTGTGATTTGTGATGGTATATCCTTTGATAAAGTTGTTAGTTCATTTACAATAAGTTCACGTTCCTTTGATAAAAATTCTGGAAGAGAATTTGTATTTGAAACAGAATTAATATACTCACGCAAAATTCCTTTTTGATTCTGATTAAGGTCCTTATATTTCTTATTTACCTTTTCAACTAACATCTTATATGAAAGAAGACGAATTTCTTCCTTTTGACTCTTAAAAATTTCCATCAATATATCATTGATGTTCTTAGACTCTTTTTTGTTGACTAAATTTTCTATCAGACAAGTTCTTGCTTGATTAATTTCCTTTACATCAAAATTGTTATTTAAATGGTTTTCAAATACTTTATATATGGAAGCATGAACTTTATAATTTTTGATGCTTGACTTTAGGAATTTGTCGATGGGATAAGCTTCTTTAATTTCTTTGATGAGAGAATATTTTTCTTCGGCTAGTTTTTTATTATTTATGCTCTCTCTAGACCGCACAGCAATACTTATAGCTCTCTCTGCCTTAATCTCACTGCTCAATTGCTCATTCACCAAAAAGCTATAAAGTTGCCATTCTTTTCCAATTTCACGGGACTCATTGAAATACTTGAAAAGCATGTCTTTTGCTTTGCTTTCATCTCTCCCTGATAATATGTCCGATGTGACCTGTCTTGTTAATAATTCAAATAATATACCTGTATTTTTGAATTTTGAGTGTTTTGATTTGCCTTCCATGTGTTTTCCTTAATATAAATATTATAATATTTCACAAAGCATATTAATTATTAACATTTTATGTATATTATTCTTCTCTGATATTGGCCTCATCCAACATAGATTTTGTCTTTTTACCGTTTTTTTCATTTTCATTTAACAATTCTCTTTTTTCATCGTTTTGTGACAAAAAAGAAGCCAAGCTTTTTAAATTCAAAGACGGAAGAATTTTCTTAGCATTATAGACACTTTCAAACCCTATTGGAGAATTATTCTTATATTTATGACCCAATGTAGTTTTTCTCTGAATTGTATCATTTTCCAGTCTGCCCAACTCATCTTCTCCGAAAGGATAATCCTTAGCATCCTTTTCTCCCTTCTGAGAAGGCCGATCAGTTTTTTCTGTCAGTGCTGGTAATTTTTCTTCACCGCCACCAACCGGCTTTGGCTCAGGGGCTCCTTCACCAGGACCTCCCGGTCCACCCGGTTCAGGCATCTCAGTGCCACCTTCTGGTCCACCTTCACCACCGGGTTCTCCACCTGCCGCTGGAGAAGTGTTCAATTTTTCAAATTCTGTTGCGGGGTCTGTTCCCTCTTCTGCTATAGATTTCAAGCGCCACTCTTGTTTTGCGTCGTTGACAAGAGAAGTCTTTATCTTCAATATATCATCATCGGATAACTTATAAATAGTCTTATACAACCAATCATTGGAAAATAATCGAGACTCCTTTATATCCTTTGAAACACTAACCTTATCCGTTAATATAGCAATCTTTTCCTTTTCAAGAATTACAGATGGATTAGTAAATTCAAGAGAAAAATCCACCAATTTTTCATCAGTAAATCCTTGTGAATACAAATGAACAACTGCAATTTTTGAAAGTTCTGATATAAGAATCTTTTGAATTCTTGATATGGTTTTTGCAAAACGGACATCTTCTGCTGCTAATGTAGCTTTTCCGGAGAGTTCCTCTTCATATGAAAGAAAGGCCTTTGGAATTTTCAAAGCCGCCATTAACTTATTTCGAAGATATTCAACATCATCAATACCTGTAAATTCCATACCAGAAAGAGGTTCGATACTTGTTCCACTATCTCCACCACGAACAGGAATATAAAAGTCTTCAACCATATTCTGCATATTGAAACGTAAATTATAATCACCGGTTTTTTCATCAATATAAGGAACTTTCTTCATCTTACCGATAAGTCTGTCCATATACTGATCTACTTCATTAGGAGGAATATTACCAACATCTATCTTGAATACTCTTTTTTCTGGAGCACGCATGATACGATGAATAAGCATAGCATCTTCCATAAGAGATAGTTGCTTCCATACACGTCTAGCGCCTTCCAACATAGATTTACCATATGGCAAAAAGTTACTATCGGAAATTAGACGGAAATGAGCAACCTGATAATTTTCAAGTTCTTCCATAACACCACTTTCAAAACTTATTTGATACTTGATGTAATTTTTGTTCTCAGGATTACTATTCTCAACGCGTGTAACATTATAGGATGATAGAGGTTCAACCAAAAAGATACCAAATTCAGGAGAGATGTATAACTTTAAGTAAAAATCTCCGTACTTACACATATTTCTTGTCCACGACCACAAATTAAACTCTATATTTAGAATATCATAAAATAAGTTATGAAGAATTTTCTTTATGTTATCATCGGATGAACGAACTGTTAATATTTGTCCAAATTCATTTTCCGTCAAGGACTCATCGGCATAGATATCAAGAGCGGATGCAAGAATTGGATCCATATCCATCGTATCATAATCTCGAAATAATTCAATTCGGGATGCCTGATAGGCTAACGTAAAGTCTCGACTATACTGACTATAGCCGGATGTGCGAACCCTATTAAATCTATCACGAAGAGTATTTCGGTCGGTGGCATACTGAGCTTGATCAGTATCTTTTATTTTTAGAAGTTTTCCGCCAACATTTCTAATGACTACATCGGTGGAAAACAGTCTTTTTAAACGAGCATATAAAGACCGTGATTTTAGGTCTAGAGGTTCCGTATTGTTATTGATATTTGTTGCCATAAATCGTTGTTACTCTATATAAATATAAGTATTAATATGTTATTATAATAAACTATCAAAGAAGCCATCTTAAATCCATATCTTCGCGGGCGCCCGGTGCCTGCTTTCCAATGACTTTATTTCCGACAGAAAGAGGCATTGACCAGGATTTTCTAGCTCTTTCATCTGCGCCTGACAAGATTACTGCATCCGTTTGAGTTCGTGATATATTATCTAACAGATGTTTATTAAATTCAGCAGAATCTGTCTGTAATCGTAAGGATGTATCTCTTACCCAAAATCCTATACCCAAGGATGTTATTAAATCATCATTATATCCTTTTAATGCTTCGGCCTTACCATTATTCCATATAAACACTAAAAGCTCTTCTATTAGCCTTGTAGAGCGAATAAGGACCTGTTTATCACGTAGATATGACTCTAACTTGGATATAATAAGAGGCCTTGTCTTTGTTGTAGTACTAAATCCTGGAACCATTTTCTTTTCCATGGCATTTATCTTTCCTGTCATTTGTTGTTCCACGTCTACATATTGTAAATCAGCACTACTATAAAATGTGTTAGGATAATTTAAATCTATGATTTGTTGTAATGTTGCCCATCCCATATTATTATTTTCAACAATAAGAATAGCCTTATTATACTCATTAGCTGCCGCCACAAGCATATTTCCATATGTCTTTGTGCCAATTTGTCCATCATATTCTGCTACTTGTTCAAGTTTTTCAATGTCAATTACGTGAAAAGCAGACTTATCAGTTCCATCGCCCCTTGCAACATCAGCAGATACTATATATTTTTTATTATAATTTGGATATTCCCATATCCAATATCCTCGATCAACCCATCGTTTTTCAATAGGTTCTTTAACGGTATTTGTTTTATACCAATTAATTGTATCAATTTGGACAACCGTGTTTCCTGATGATTCAAAATTACAATCACAATTATGAACTACACCATATTCTGTTACATATGAATTATCATTTTCAACTTCAATATTATATACTAAAATTTCTTCTTCTTTTGGTGTTATGTTTAATGTAGTGGTATTATTTTGATCTAAAAGTAATGATTTAATATCACTTATTTCGTGTATACACAAACCACAAGATTTTCTTATTGTTATTCCCCAAGAAGGAGAATCAATAAATTTTCTATCATCTATTTGTCCAATATTTCCACCATCTTTTATTTTTCTAACACTAAAATTATGAATACCAAACAATCTTAAAAGATAGGATATATCATATATGAGATTTTTACTTGTTGATGATAATGTTTTTGGATATATTTCTTTAACACATCCATCGCCTCTGAAAGTTCCATCTATAACACCCCTGATAAATTCCACATTTAAATTATCATATGCAAATTTTGTTAATTGTTTTGAATAACAATCCTTTCCATAAACAAATAAATCTATACAATAAGAAATAACCTCAGAACAAAAAGATAAATGACCCGTATTATCTATATTTCTAATTTGATAATTTTCTACACCAAATTTATCTTTTACTATATTTTGAAGATGGTTTGGCCAAGAATTAAGTTCGTCTGAATAATTAAAATTAAACACTTTTCGTAATCTAAACCCACTTCCTTCTGCTAAATATAAACCAATCAATCGTCCAAAATCATAATCTATTTTTAAGAATCTATTATGAACAATTTTGTGTTTCCTATCATTTATATAAAATTTAGTATCATCGTTGCATAACACCTTTTTAAAATATTTTGGTTGTATTATTTTATATAAATCTAATACATTACATTTTGAATTTATTTCTAAGTTATTTGGAAAAGAAACAATTTCTTCATTTTGTTTTATTCTATCGACACCCCTCCATTCACCAATAGGCAAATAAAATGGATGATTACCTGTTACATATTTAGAAATAAAATTATGATTTGATGATATATTATAAACTTTACCAATTTTATTAAACAATCTTTTAACCTTTTTAAAATTACCTTTGTGTGTTAAAACAAAATCGTTTGTAGTTATATCAGATATTTTTTTAGGACCAAGTTTTGTATATACAATAACATCTTCGCTAAAGCATTCTTGTGAGGCCAGTCGTTCTCCAAGCAATTTTGTTTGTTCATCACGCCATGCTTGATTTCTTTCAGGATGTAAAGTCCATGGAATTCGTATTGTATTAAATTTATTTTCACCAGCTTCTGACGCAACCCAAATTTTATGAAAGAAGTTACCTACACCATTTGGTGTGGAAAGTACAATAGCCTTTCCGCCTGTTGCTAACGTTTGTTGAGCAGATGCCCATATTGGCTCAATATTTTCAATAAATGCACACTCATCTATAATCAATAGAGATGTTGATGATGAACGTCCAGCATCACCGCTTGACGATGTCGCTTTAATTTGTGAACCATTTTTTAATCGCAAAGATAATTTATTATTTTCTGTATAAGGAATTCTTAACCACGATGGCAAATTTTCATGAGCAAAAGAAACGCGTGTTATAATTTCCTTAGATGTATCTTGTTTAATACTTACGCATAAAATATTTTTATCACTGCGAAATACCATCAACCACAAAGCGTATGCAGAAACAAGAGTTGTAATACCAAGCTGACGTGATTTTAATATGATGTTATAATCAAATTTACATATTTGATTCAACGTATCTTCTTGAAAATCCCATAAGTCAAATAACAAGGTACCTTTCTGGGGATGTTGGATCTTAACGTATTTTTTCATAAAATATACAGGGTCTTCAAAACACCTCTTGTATTCTTGTTTTACTACATCCCTTAAATTAATTTGATTTTGATTTGCCATTTAATTTCTTTAATTGCTTTTCAATTTTTTTCAGTGCCACTAAGCATTCTTTATAATCTTGTTTTGCGTCCGTCAATACCTTAGTGCGAGTCGTATCAGTCCACGCTTCCGATGTACCATCTTCATTCATAAAATAAAGTTTATTGTCACTCTTCTCAAGATACTCAACGGATTCTTCAAGTTTTTGTTTCATATCCAAGCAATAACTTTTTTGATTATTAAATATTTTAATGAGTTCATATTTATCAAAACCTATTTCCTTGGACATTTCTATATCGTATTTCCAATTACAAATAAAACAACGGCCTGTTTTTGCGTGGATAGTACGGTCAACGCGGTCACCTAATAACCTAATATTCTTTTTGCAATCTTTACATTCTATCCTAAAAAGATCTATATTCTTTCCGATATTATTGATAGCTTTTTTCTGTCCATTCTGCATAGTCCAAGATTGACCATCTGCTGATTTCCAAGTTTCTCCCTCTTTTCTTATGATACTATCAGAAGTCCAACCCGTTTGTGTAAAAGGACGATTGCCCGCTACATAATCGCGGACTATATCCATATTTGATTTACCACTAGCTTTTTTCATAACATTTCTCCGATAATATATAGTATATTATATATTTCAATTCCACTCTATTTTCCAAAATTAGAATCCATAGCCTTTATAATAAAATTACCTGTTATTTTGAATGGCTTATTATAAATTTTAGAATCACGGATAACTACACCTTCTTGTGTATTAGCATCACCAATTTCTGATGTAAGGTTATTTAATACTTCCTCCCCCAATTTTATCGTTGCGTAATAAACAATTCCACCATAAATTTTTTCCTTTAAAATAGACTTATCAAACAATATATCGACGGACTTATCACCAAATACATTTTTATATTCTTCTTTTGTAACCATTGGATGTGGAATTTTTACGGAATCAAGCCACTTTTGTAAAGTTTTTGTTACAACGCCATTTGACATTTTAATGGATACTTTTTCTGCTAGCACCTTATTTAAATTTGGTTCATTCTTGAATGTAGTATTAATTGAACCAAGGACTTTAAAATTATACTTTTTAGCAATCACATTAAGTTTCTGAATCAACACTTTCATAGCACTTTGGTCATAATTAATTTCCGTGGATGCACGACTTCGTGGTTTTCCATCTTTTGTAGTCGTTTTTACAAATACTTCAAGCAAACCGTGGATAGCTATAAAGTTTCCTATTCCTGAATAACTAATGACATTGCTTTTGCCCTCAACATATTCCAAGTTTAGAAGTACATTTGGATTAGATAGCAATCCAAGAGTTTTCAATTCAGTTATAATACTACTATAGGATTCATCAAATATTTTCAGTACTTTTGTTCCGACACCAATCATTCCGTGTTTTTGACCAAATCGAGCAGATAAATCTTCGGGACGCATTCCATTGACATCAAAAGGCTTGGCAGATCCACGATCCATTACAAATTTACTATTTACTAATCGAATGGAGACATTTAAACCATCAATTTTTAGTGCACCAGTTCCTTTTTTTAAGCTTTCTATGGATTTCCTAAAAACATCAATCAATTCCTTTCCGGTATTTGTAAAATCGAAGGGATGTGCCATATGTTGTGCAACTCCACCCTCTAGGATTATATTAACGGAACCCTTTATTTCATTGATAAGATATCTTGTCAATAAGTTCATTATAACATATAAATAGTATTAATTATCAATCTTATTAGCATAAATCATTGAAACAGTTTCCGTTCTTTCTTGTAAAAAAACATTAAATCCTGCTAATGTTAGATGTTTTGATAGAGCTTCATCAAACCCCTCATACATATCTTTATGTACTTCAACAATAATATAATCGTATTTTCTGAAAGTGTCTTTGTCACAATATAACAAACTTATTTCTGCTCCTTCACAATCCACCTTTAAAAAACCATTCTCTATATTAAACTTTTCCGTTATAGATTTTAGGTTCATAACCTCTACTTTTTCACCATTTTCGTCCTCATATTCATCTGAAAATTTTGTTGAACCATCATTTATTACTTTTTTTATTTTTACTGTTTTATTTTTTGTTCCAAGAGCACCTCGAATAGCAATAACATTATCACAACCATTTTCCTTTGCGTTTATGGAAATTCTATGAAAACTGTCAAATGGTTCTACTGCATATACTCTTCTAGCGCCCCTCTTGGAAAAATGGACGGCCGTTTCTCCTAAATATGCACCAATATCAACAACATCCCTGTCTTTTACGGCAAAAATGTCATCCTTATCAAAGTAATCATAATCACCCCTGTTTATTTCTTCTAAAACAATAAATAAATCTGTGGTTTGCTTTATGGTAATTTCTTTTAACATTGTTTTTTTATCAACGATGTCCTTCAAGGCCTCAACAAATTTTTTTGCATGATTGATGTGGTCATATTGTAAAGCAAATTTATTAAGTTCATTTGAATCAAAGCTTTTAGCTTGCTCCATAAATTTTTTCAAGGAAAATGGCTTATAAGGATTAAAGATAATAGCAACTTTATCGTTTAATAACTCTGATATACCAGTTTGATCACTGACGACCACGGGACAACCACACGCCATTGCTTCCAATGTTACTAGTCCAAATGGTTCAAAGAGACTTGGTAAAATATGTAATTGAGCAACATTATACATCTCCAGTAATTCCGAAGCATTCATATATTTGCATGTAAAATTTCCTATTTTAGATGATTGATCTAAATCACCAGCAATCTTTAATTGCACACCTTCCATAAAAGAGTTCCATAAAATAGGCAAAAAATTTTTATTGTCAGCTTTTGTTCGACCAACGAATAACAAAAAGTCTTCTCTGTTTTTATTAAGATTCTTCCATTTATTTGTATTAATTCCAAGCGGTATTACTTGAATGGGAACACCGATTTTATGATGCTCCATTATATATTTTTTATGAATATTGGAATAAGTAATAATACCGTCACAATTCTTTAGCAAACGATGTTCCTCTTCTTGGTCGGGATGACTTAGATGTAATGAGGCTATTAACGGCTTACCCGTTTTGGTTTTGAGTTGTATTCCCTTATCCCCATTAAAAAAATCATTTGCTACGATAACATCAAATTCTTTACTCTCATCAAAAGTGTATGATATTCCTATCTCATCAAGACCTTTACAAAGAGTATCTATTGCGGAATTAAAACCGTATTTAACAGCAGTCTCATTACCATTTTTTAATATTAAAATCATAATTTTTTACTAATATAACACATATTTAAAAATTGTCAATGTTATAACACAGCAATCCAGTTAATTGATGCGCTTGTTGTAGTATTTAATGTTGTAAGAGCAATTGATGCAGTAAATCCTGTTGTTGATATACTTCCACTAATTATCGTTAAATTTGGCTGATATAAATAACTTGGTGGTGTAAACCCTAATACACTAACAACATACGGAATACTACTAAACGTATAATTAAAAGGTATTACATATTTGTTAAAAATAGAGTTACCGCTTGCAATGACAATGTTTACAGAACCTCTGTCCAACGCAACTGCGGGCATGGAACTTGTCGTAACTGCTGAACCTGATTTTGATACTAAGAAGTAGCTTGCAGTATTCGAAAGACTGTTTAATGATAAGGTATTTGTAACAGTAGAGCCATTAACAGTTAGAGTTTGTGAACTGCTATTATATGTAAAATCACTAACACTTCCAAATGCACCACTTAAATTATATTGTATTTGTGTATTACTTCCAGCGGCTGGAACATA